CATTGCACTGAAGAGACTACCACCGAACATACCTGCGACACCTGCCATATGGAAGGGATGCATTAGTATGTTGTGTTCTGCTTGGAACACGAACATAAAGTTGAACGTTCCTGATATACCTAAAGGCATTCCGTCTGAGAAAGATCCCTGACCAAATGGGTATACTAAGAAGACAGCAAATGCTGCAGATACTGGTGCTGAATAAGCAACGCAGATCCATGGTCTCATTCCTAATCTATATGATAGTTCCCACTGTCTACCCATGTAGGCAGAGATTCCAATAAGGAAGTGGAAAATAACTAATTGATAAGGACCACCATTATACAACCATTCATCTACGGTTGCTGCTTCCCATATAGGGTAGAAGTGTAGACCTATAGCGTTTGAAGATGGTACTACAGCACCAGAAATGATGTTGTTACCATACAAGAAAGAACCTGCTACTGGTTCTCTGATTCCGTCGATGTCGACAGGAGGTGCTGCTATGAAAGCAACGATGAAGCATGCTGCTGCTGTTAGCAAGCATGGAATCATGAGTACACCAAACCAACCAACATATAATCTGTTGTCTGTTGATGTTACCCATTCGCAAAACTCTGGCCATCCCGCTAGGAGTCCACCAGATTTTCTTTTGCTTAGAGTTGAAAGAGTTGTCATTAGTAAGACGTTTTAAGTAGGGCATCAAGGGTAGATGCGAAACTTATTTCCAGTAATCCCTCACTACTGGATATGAAAGACGAAGTATTATACTGCCTATAGGTCTTGGTTTGAGAGCAGTTGTGCAAGTGGATGGCGATCCTTTCGAGTCCATTGCAAGGTTAAGTTTACATTTCTTAACGTAACTTCCATACTATATATGCATTTCAACATTTTGTCAAGCCCAAATTTCCTCTTTTAAATACTCGTGCATGGTTGGCATCTGCTCTGCTAGTTTCTTGACAGCATTGTGATGTGTTATCCACTTCTGTGTATCAAAATCTACCCACTCATTAAAGTATCTGTTGAGTCTCTCGTTGACGTTGGTGTAACCTGACCCTGCAAGGATGTAAACGATAGGGTCTTCTCCATGAGGTATCTCTTCTCCTGTTACCATTGCTTGTAAGATTACTTTATGTGCTCCACTTATCTCATACTCTATCTCATCTGTAATGTGTCTCCAGAATGGTGTGTCTCTACGTCTAGAGTAATAGTAATGTGCTTCTACAAATTCTCTCCACCCATCCATGTGCTCTGCTAGATTGTAATTATATCTGTCTCTAGCAAACTGGCCTGGTAATGCATCTTGCTTGAGAATATCTAAGAGTGCAAGGATACCATGATGTGTATTGAATAATGATGTAGATTCTAATGGCTCAATGAATCCATATGATAATCCAATAGCAACACAGTTAGCAGTCCATGCTCTATCATGTCTGCCTTGTTTAAATTCTATCTTTCTATAGTCTTCGTATCCAAACTCTTCTGCAGCATCTTTCTCTGATTGAAACTTAGATGAGTATACAAATCCTTTACTGATAAAATCCCATGTAGGTATAGTCCACTGCCATCCTGCAGTTTTACCTTGAGCATTTGTATATGCTACCATCTCTTCTTCTATATTAGTAGAGTAATCTACTTTAGTAACCAGTGCAGTATCAGTAAGAATATTATCGTATGGTATCCAGTCACTTGTCTTGTCAAATAATACTGATGATTGTCCAGTGCAATCAATAAACAGGTCAGCATATATTTCTTGGCCATTGACTACAAGGTGGTGGATTCTTTTATCCTTACACCCCTGCATGACTCTCTCATACTTAACGGTTGTTACCTTATCATTGATAACTTTAGCACTATCACAATACTTCCTAAGGTATGTGCAAAAACTACTAGCATCTATATGAAAACTTCTATCCTTTTCTATCTGATAAGGAGTTATAAGATGATTGTTTAATGGTAGTTTACCCTGCTCTGCTATCGTAACGAAGGGCATAAACAACTCTGCAAATGGAGGGACTTCATAACCCATTGCCTTTGCATACATCCACTCATGATATGATACGTCTGCTCTTATTGATTGACCATTAGGATAGTGAAAAACTTCACCTACCTTACTAAAATCTTGAAACCTACTGCTTGATTTGTATGTTGCTCTTGCTTCTCTTAAAAATGTCTCGTCATCAATCTCCATATACTTTAGATACTGATTGATGTGTGGTGTTGTAGATTCTCCCACACCAATAGACTCGCCACCTTCTATGATAGTTATATTCCAGTCACCAAATGTTTTACAAAGAGCAGCAGTTGTCATCCATCCTGCTGTGCCACCACCTACTATGACTACATTCATTTCTTTTTCTTCCTCAACCTCTGCTCCATTTTAGCATAAGCTATGTCTGCGGGTGTCCATAAGTGTGGGTTTTTAATAATTTTTTTGATTGCTTTTTTGTTTGTTATCATGAGTATCTTGCCATTTATGGTAATGCTTCATGAGTTTTTCGGATGCGAAACTTACAATGTCACCACCGTGACGTTGCATTCCTTCTTGATTTGTTTCTATATTATTGAGATATCCTTCTGCAACCACGTGGTCACAAAACTCATACGCTGATTTATTTATACTGATATTGTGATGAATCAAACACAAAAGAGCAAGTTTCCTCTGCTCTGTCATACCATCGTCCATTCTATACTCAGGAATCATAGCTCTACCCAATGAGATTTCATGTCATCTTTGACATCCATATTATAACCACGGTCATCCATAATGTCAAATGCTATTGTGATTCTTTCTACATCATCTAGATGTCTATCAGTGCCATGCTTCAACCATGTTGGGAAGATAGTCATCTTGTTAGTAGCATTCGGAGAAGACCATGGCTTAACTCCGTATGGATTGTAGTAATTAGTATTGGTTGGATATAAATCTTCGTTTACTTGAATGCATAGGTGTCCACTTAGATGTTGATACGGTCCGAAACCATGACAGTGGACTTTAATTTTCTGATTCTTACGCATGACGTTTGCCCAACACTGGACATATATTTTACCTTTATACTCAAAGTCTAATCCCTTTAGAAATTCGTCATGTAAATAACGTATATCTGTCCTTAGTCCTCCTGCATTCTCAAAATCTAATAAGTTATAACGATTAGACCTAGCAGTTAGACTTTGTTTACCAAGTCCAGTGCCCCAATCATGCTCGTATTCATACTTACATACTATCTCTTTCTCTTTTCTTAAAATCTCTTCCTTTAAATCAGAATAATCTAACTTCGATACCTTCTCCCCTACGTAGTAATCCCAGTAAGGAGCGAAGGGTGTAAAAGTTTCACACTTGAAGTTAAAAATCTTCATCAGGTAATTGTTTGAATACTAAAAGCGGCTCGTTAACATCTTCCATTTCTGGATGAGGTTTATAGGCTCTCATTGTATCATTATAACTCTTTACTTGTGGTTTGTCAAAGTCTCTCAATGTAGAAGACATCATCTTCCACATAAAAGCAAAGGTCATACCGAATATACCTATGAAAAATGTTAGGTATACAAATATTGTTACTTCATTCATGTGTATTGCTGTGGTTTATTATTCATGGGAACAACCTTAAAGGTCTCGAATTGAGACCCAAGATGTTTTTGCGCTATGTGACAGACATTCTCGAGGAATGCTGCTTTGTGTTTGGTCTTGTTGGAATACTTTTTAAGTGTAATCCACTCTCCTTTTATTAGTCCAAGAAGAGCAAACCTTTCTTGCTCCACGATAACCTCTGTCAACTACTTTTATATAGTTAAACAGATACTGTTGCGAGAGTTGTACTTAAACTTACTGCACATAGGAATATCCATGGCACAGTTTTAATTGGTATACGTTTCATTTTTTTAAAGTGCGTAAGCGATTCTTGGTGCTATTGCTACTGCTGCTACCACTGCACCAAAGAGTGATACGCTGATTAAGTAAGTTTTCATAGTAGTCCTGCTGCTCCTGCTGAAATTCCTACAGTAAGAAAAAAACCAAACTCGAGAAGGTCTCGAGGAAGGTTTGTGTTAAGTAATAGTAATGACAACTCTATCATGAGTATTTATACTTATGTGCCTTGTGGGAGGTAGTTATATACTGGACTCATGACTCCGCCACCCCCATCGTCATCATCATCATCGTCATTAAATGGCAAGTCACTTAGCATCAACCAACTGCACAAGAATACCGTAATTACTGGTAAAAATGGAAACAGTATAGTGCTAACCCAAGTATTGTAATCTGCCTCTAATATCATTAAACAAATCCTGGGATGATTTGTCCTGTTGTTAGGTATGCTCCTAGTCCTGCAACGATACCTAGCATTGCTAGTCTACCGTTTAACTTTTCAGCAACAACCTTTTCCTTTTCGATTGGTTTAGGTGTTGTCATTAAAAGATACCTGGGATTAGTTGTCCTGTTGTAGCGTATGCGCCAACTGCTGCTACGAAGCCAAGCATTGCTGCCCAACCGTTAAATCTTTCTGCTTCTGGTGTCATGATTGTGTCCTAGATTAATTGAATAAATGTGTCTTTAGAATCCTAAGATGCCAAAGAAAAAGAAACTGCCTGTGGCAATGTATGATATAAGTCCTGTAGTAAAACCGAGCATAGCAAGTCTTCCGTTGATTTTCTCAGCGTTAGGACCATAACCCTCATACTCTGAATCGAGATAAGGAACTGGCTCAGTCGGATACATGTTTTGTCTTCCACCTGATTCGGTTACAGTAGTCATTGTGTTAAGTTATGTAACAATGTATATACTATATATCAAATTGTAAACTTTGTCAAGGGGTGTGTGACACTTTCGTGACTGTCTTTCGTTTTTTTAATAAGAAATATAACTTATTCTAATGTCTCGGTCTCATTATTAAACTGAATATAGTCTTCCATATTGACGTCGGGTGTGAATCCAATCTCAAATCCACCGTATCCTGACGTAGAATCATCTGTTAAGAAAACAGGTCCTGCCTCTTCGTGCTCGTGCTTAGGCATCTCGTCTCTAATTGATTTTAGTCCTTGATAGTAATGGAAGAGTAGACTTAGTGTTTCATCTTTTAACTCTTCAGTTTCCAAAGCGTCTTGGAATGCTGCCTTTGCATAGTGGACAGCTTTATCAAAATTTTGGCAGGACATGGTAAGAAAGTTAGTTGTTTTTTATATAGGCTTGGACTTCATCGGATGGGTCTAACCACTTTGTGTATTCAAAGTCTTCGATGGCAGTCTCTAATTGCATACCGTTATCACATAGATACATGTCTTTGTATCTGTCTGTGTATTCGTTGTATTTCTGGATGCGATAGTCAGGCATTCCGTTATCAAGAGTCCCTGCTTCGACGTATCGGTATGGGAATCGCTCTGTGATGACAATAGGTTTCATGTGAGGTTTGTATAACCTTGTCATTATAGCACACTATGTGAAAGAAAACCACCCAGTAATGATAAATTTTTCTAATGTGTTTGATACTCTTCCTTTATGGAAGTGAGTCCAATCTGATGGCCATATGACAGTGTATCCTTTCTTAGCAGGGACATACTTGTCTTGATGATACCACTCTGTGCCTCCGTCAGGCACGTCATTCATGTATGTCATAAACACTAGGTGTCTATAGACATTCCCAGGTGAAGAGTTTGCCCTTTCAGTATGCCATTGCTTAAACCCACCACCTATAGGGTAATGTTGCATTGATAGTGGCTCTTTGACCTCGAATCTTGACAGTTCGCTAAAGGGAAACCTCTCAATATATTTATTTAATACCCCTTGTAGAGCAACCATATAGTTTTGAATCTCTGGTATTCGGAGGTTAACAGGGATGTGTAAGTCTGTAGATTCCTTGTAGTCTTTATCAACATAGGTATCACCACCTGTGTAAACTAAACCTTCACGAAACTCTAAGAAATTTTGGTTATTCCAAA